TTATTGCAGAAGCGAGAAGATTGGTAAGGCTGATAAGGTGTCAAAGAAGATTGAAAGAAGAGTGATTGAGGAGATTGATCTGAAAGCACTTGCAGAGAATGATGACGTTTGCTTGGCTTGTGAAGGTTGATGAAAACAATAGCTCTTTTTGTATATGATCCCAAGTGTTCTGTACAGTGCTGTAATGCTATAATTAGAACGCTTGAGGGATTGTATAGAATAAAACTATTCTCTAAGAATGCAGTTGAAGAAAGTTTCTTCAACGATGTTGATATGGTAATTGTTCCCGGCGGTGTTGGGGACTCAGAAACGTTTCATACACTATTTAAAAACAATGCTGAAAATGTTAAAAACTTTATTTCAAAAGGTGGTAAATACCTTGGTATTTGTATGGGTGCTTATTGGGCTGGTAGTCATTACCTTAATATACTAGATAGTATAGATACTGTTCAATACATCAAGCAACCAGATGCAGATACAAGAAGACCTCATGCCAAGAACTTGAAAGTGTATTGGCACGGTGAACGTACTCATATGTTCTTTTATGATGGTTGTGCAATTATAGGGGATTATAGTAAGTTTGAATTAATTGCTAAGTACGGTAACGATGATGTAATGGCTGCAATTCAAGGTAACATTGGATTGATTGGTTGTCATCCCGAAGCAGAAAAGTGGTGGTACGATAGCTACTCTTATCTGAAAGGTGCATATACTAATCATCAACCAAAGTTGTTAGAGTTTGTTAACGAGCTAATGGAAAGATAAATGATATCAATTTCAGATAAAGCAAAAGAAAAGATTACTGATTTATATATTGATGAAAACGATCCTACAATTAAGGGGTTGAGAGTGTTTGTTCAAGGTGGTGGGTGTTCTGGATTTAGCTACGGATTTAAATTTGACGACCAAGCTAACGAAGATGACTTTCATGTCAGTCTTGGTAAGTTTGATATAATGGTAGATGCGATGAGTATGCAATACTTACAGGGAGCTACAATCGACTTTAAGGACGAGCTAATGACCAAAGAGTTCATTATTAAAAACCCTAATGCTAAGCAAACTTGCGGATGTGGTAGCAGTTTTACAGTTTAAAATAATGAAGTTTATAAACGATTGTGATGTATGGCCTGATTGTCCTGTAGATCATCTGTGGATATATGATAAGCTAATTGTAGCAAGAAAACAAAATATTGTTGCTGGTCCAGCTGGAATACCTGTTCCTTACGATGGTGAGTACATAGTTAGACCAATAACTAATATAAGGATGATGAGTCGCGGAGCAAGCATCCAACAGCTTTATAGTAGAATGCCAGAATCAGTTCCTGATGGCTTTTTCTGGAGTGAAATTCTAACAGGAAGACATATATCGGTAGACTATCTCTATGGGCAGCAACATCTGACTGTTGAAGGGTTCAGAGATGATAGCAGAAGAATAGATAGGTTTAGTCGTTGGACAAAAGTGAACGATCAATATCCCATTCCAGGTTTTATTTCAGAACTTGCTAGTGAAACCGAATGGTTAAATATTGAATTCATAGGTGACAAAGCAGTTGAAGTTCATCTGCGTTACAATGATGACTTTCATAACCACGATTGTGATGAAATTATTCCTGTATGGAAAGATCAATCTTTTGATCCTCCTGATGGATGGAGCTGGTATGAGAGTACTGCTGGAGATAGACTGGGTTTTTGGATAAAGAATAGTTTAAGGAATGAATATGAAAATAGGATTTAATTGTAGTACATTGGATTTGTTCCATGCTGGTCACGTCACCATGCTGAAGATTGAAAAACAGCATTGTGATCACTTAATAGTGGCATTACAATCTGATCCAACAATAAACAGACCCGATACAAAGAACAAACCAGTACAATCTCTATACGAAAGATTTGTTCAAGTGTCTTCTTGCAAGTACGTTGATGAAGTATTGGTATATGAAACTGAGGAAGATTTAGAAAATATATTTAAAACACAGAACATACACATCCGTTTCTTGGGTGATGAGTATAAAACAAAACCGTTTACAGCCAAGCAATATTGTCTTGATATAGGTATAGAATTATTTTATCATGAAAGACAGCATCCGTACAGTAGTTCTAAATTAAGACAAAGAGTTTACGAAGCAGAGGTTGAGCGATTGAAGAAATTAAACAAGGAATATGATCAATGTCAGAAGTAATTTTGATTGGCCATGGATATATTGGCAATGCAATTAAGAAAGAACTAGAAACCCAAAACATTGATCACGTTTGGATTAGACATACTGATACTATCCCTACTGGCAAAAAGTCAATCATTAATGCAACTGGCTTTACTGGTGTACCAAACGTTGATGCTTGTGAAGTATTTAAACAAGATACAATAAACGGTAATGTATTATACCCTTTGTTTCTAGAGCAAACTGAGAAGTGTCCCATTGTTCACATTAGCAGTGGATGTGTTTATACTGGATATGATAAACAATACACTGAAGAAGACGAGCCTAATTTTAATTTCAGCAACGGCAGCTTTTACAGTGGCAGCAAGGCACTAGAACAAAAACTACTTGAGCCCTATATGCACAAGAGTTATTTGTTGCGTATTCGTATGCCTTTCAGTGACGATCACAACCCAAAGAATTTGTTCAGTAAATTAGCACGGTATGATAAACTTATTGATTATGAAAATAGTCTTAGTTATGTTCCTGATGTCGCCAAGGTTGCAGTTGAATTTGCAAACAACCATAAAACAATTCCAAAAGGATTGTACAATGTTTGTAATCCAGGCTCTATAACTACTAAGCGGTTAGCTGAGTTACTCGGCTTCAATAAGCCATGGTTTACTAAAGAAGAATTCAGTAACGCCGTTATCGCTCCGCGTAGCAACTGTGTATTAAATATAGATAAACTACTTAATGTATTTCCTATTCAAACCCTTGAATCTGCATTGAACGGTTGCATTCCTAAATATAAACAAATATAGAAAGTCAAATGATTAAAAAAATAAAAAGTAAGTTAACAGACGAACGTAGTTATTTCAAACCATTCAACTACCCTTGGGCATATGATGCTTGGTTGAAACACGAACAAAGCTCATGGCTACATACTGAAGTACCAATGCTAGAGGATGTAAAAGATTGGAAAAACAAACTAAGCAAATCAGAACAGTCGTTCCTGACAAACATCTTCAGATTCTTCACGCAAGGAGACGTGGACGTGGCTGGAGGATACGTGAAGAACTATCTACCTTACTTCCCACAGCCAGAGATTCGAATGATGTTGACTGGTTTTGCGGCAAGGGAAGCACTCCATGTGGCTGCCTACAGTCATTTGATCGAGACTTTAGGAATGCCGGACTCAACATACGACGAGTTCCTGCAGTACAAGGAGATGAAGGACAAGCACGACTATTTCTTGTCTCTTGCGGGCCAGGATGCAACAACGATAGCGCAACAGATTGCAGCATTCTCTGCATTCACGGAAGGGATGCAACTTTTCTCGAGCTTCATTATGCTACTGAACTTTCCTCGCCACGGAAAGATGAAGGGGATGGGTCAGATCATTACGTGGTCGATAGTTGATGAGACTATGCATGCAGAATCAATGATCAAACTATTCCGTACATATGTTGAAGAAAACAGAAGCATATGGAATGATCAGTTGAAAGGCGAGATCTATTCTATTGCTGAGAAGATGGTTAGTCTTGAGGATAACTTCATTGACCTTGCCTTCTCAAGTAATTTGATGGAGAATCTAACTGAGGCAGATGTGAAGCAATATATTCGGTATATTGCTGACCGTAGATTAATTAGTCTTGGATTGAAGGGAATATTCAAGGTGAAAAGAAACCCACTACCGTGGGTGGAAGAAATGATCAATGCTCCTACACATACAAACTTCTTTGAAAATCGGGCGACTGATTATGCAAAGGGTGCGTTGAGTGGAGATTGGTCAAATGTGTGGGCCAAGGCGGCCTGAAAATAAAAGGAGTAAGTATGAAATTAGTAAAAGCAGTTTTGCTTGTGGGTTTGATGTCTGTTGGTTCTGCAATGGCTCAGGGTTATGGATCAGTAGAGTACTCTGATGAAAGTAATCGTTTGACTGGTGCAGAAAACATCAAAGAAGGCTTAGTTATTGGTAACAAAACTGGTGGTGTTGACTATAGCATTAAAATGGAGAACAGCCAAACTAAAATTGGCAGTGGATCAATCTCTCAAGCGCTTGAGGTTCGTGCAAAGAAAAGTCTTGGTGCATTGTATGTTGGTGCTCGTTTAGGTGAAAGAATCACAAGTTCAACTCACTTTAGCTACTATGCAGTTGATTCAGGTGTTAAGTTTCCGCTTGTAGTAGGTTTGACAGCAGATGTCGGTGCACGTTACCGCAATGCATTTGAATCTGGTAAGTTGTATCAGACAACTCGCGGCCATGTTGCTGTTGGATATGCTTTGACTAAGCAAGACTCTGTTGCAGTTCGTTGGAGCCGTAGCTATGGTGATGAAGAAAAAGACGGTGTACGTTTGCAATACACTCGTAGTTTCTAATTGAAGGAAAAAATATGGGTGAAATTATTAAAGGTACTCGTACCGAAGAAAACTTGAAAGCTGCATTCTCAGGTGAATCACAAGCTAATCGTAGATATTTGTATTTTGCAAACATGGCCGATGTAGCAGGAGACAATGATATTGCTGCCTTATTCCGTAGTACAGCAGAAGGTGAAACTGGACACGCTCACGGTCACATGGAATTTTTGATCGAGGGCGGCGCAGGTGATCCAGGTACAGGCATGAGTGCTAAAACTACTACTGAAGCTTTGGAATCAGCTATTCACGGTGAAACACATGAATATACTGATATGTATCCTGGTATGGCTAAGACTGCTCGTGACGAAGGTTTTGAAGAAGTAGCAGATTGGTTTGAAACATTAGCAAAAGCAGAACGTAGCCATGCTAATCGTTTTACTAAGGCATTGGCTGCACACAAAGAAATACAGTAACATGTAGTTTCTAATACTATATACAAGTATAGTAACCGGAAGGGAGCTTATGCTCCCTTTTTTTATTTAAGGAGCCATTATGTGTAAAATTGCAATGGCGTTCCTATTCTGCCTAACTAGCTCTATAGCAAACGCCCAAGAGATTATAGATTTAAACAAACAAATGAAATGTTCAGATGCTCAATCAGTGATGAACTATTTTGTTGATATATATAAAGAAACACCAATATGGGTTGGTAAGACAGTCCATAATAGTCATATAACATTACTAATGAACAAAGAATCACGTTCGTGGACTCTAATAGAATATGATGCTAGATTAGCATGTGTGTTGGGTGCTGGAGAAGAAAAGACGGGAAGCAGTCCCGACATTTAATTATAGGAGTAGGATATGGAATCACATAATTGCAGAATGTGCGAGGCAGATTTCTCTGTCGAAGGTTATAATATAGATGAAGTAATAATGTACTGCCCTTATTGTGGATCAGTAATTGATCCTGAACTAGACGGCGAATTTGATGAAGACTTTTACGATGAAGATAGATTAGACGATTGATGTGGACCTTTGAAGATGGACCAGTTACAATGATCCCAGAAGGGTGTTATGGGTTCGTCTACAGAATAACGAACACAGTCTCTGGTCGCGAGTACATAGGAAAGAAACTGTTCTGGGCTATGAAGACCAGGCAGGTCAAAGGTAAGAAGAAGAGATTTAAAGCAGAGTCTGATTGGCAGATGTATTACGGCTCCAATGATGAACTGCAAAAAGATATTGAAGCTGTTGGCATAGATCACTTTAAACGTGAAATACTAAGAATGTGTAAGAACAAAGGTGAATGCACATACTACGAAGCGAAGTATCAGTACCAGTTTGATGTTCTTACAAACCCAACTAAATATTACAATTCATGGATCATGTGCAAAGTGCATAGGAAACATTTACAACTAAACATTGCGGGGTAGCTCAGTAGAAGAGCGCAGGGCTCTGATTTTTGGAACGTTCCAAATAGAAGAAATTAAAAAAAATATATTTAGCGCGCCTTGGTGAAATGGTATCACAGTGGGCTCATAATCCTCAGTTGCTGGTTCGAGTCCGGCGGGCGCAACCCTTGAATTATTACGCAACCAACTTTTATATTATGAATAATCCAATTACTCAATCAAAAACTAAAAACGGCACGTTCATTCATTTCCAAAATGATGATCCAATTGGTGCATGTCTTAACTATTACGGTGAGTGGGCTCAGCAAGAGCTTGACTTCTTTGATGGAATACTAACCGAGACTTCCAATGTAATAGATGTTGGTGCTAACATTGGTACTCATACAATCTACTTTGCTAGAAAATGTAATAAAGGTAGCGTGATTTCAATTGAACCTCAAATTTATATATTTGAGATGCTTGCAGCTAACATTCTTATCAATGATTGTTACAATGTCTATCCTATTCATGCAGGAGCAGCTAGTAAGCCTGGTAATATTAAAATGGTTAACATCAATCCTTTTGAGGGAGAGAAGGTCAACTATGGTGAGTTTAAACTTAATTCTGGCACTGACAAAGGATTAGAGACGAACTTGATAGCATTAGACTCGCTTATCGATCTAGATCCATTTAATCTAATTAAACTAGATGTTGAGGGGTATGAGGTAGAGGTTCTTAACGGTGCAACAAAGCTACTTGAAAAGCACAAGCCGTATTTGTATGTTGAATTTAACAACAAGGGTGGAAATGATCCGCTGTTAGAAAAGATATATGAACTTGATTACATTCCGTACTGGCACATATACACTAAACACAATCCCAACAACACTAATGGTCAGACTCACAATGTCTGGGAACCAGAGCATTATCAGATAGATAAAGATAATCTTGATTCGAGATATGAGGCAAATGCTTTTTGCGTCCACAAGGATGGATTGCAGCCTGAAAGACTTATAAAGATTGAGCTAGGAGATAGTATTACAAAGCAACTGCTTAAAGATGGTTTACTGTAATTGTTAGTTTGTTTTTTTGTTAACATCACAAAGAATCCACCAACCGTCTTAGTAAATAAAAAAACAATAATAAGGCAATAATACTATCAAACACGACTAAGACCATTAAGAAAATGATCTCGATTGTCATTTAGTTTTCTCTTTCTAATTGCTTTCTTCGTTGTTCTAGTTTTTGTTGGGTCTCTTGAATCTCTAGCAATTCAAGCCTAGTTCTATATTCTCTGGCACTACTAGTATTTAGCTGAGGCCATCTCTTTTGTGCATCGTAGGAGATGTATATGAATAATCCCATTGTAGCAAACATTAAGATGAGAAAAGCAATACCAGCAGCAATGTCTAGCTGATAGTGTCTCATCATATCAGCTTTTCGTTTAGCCTTTATTGCATCTTGTTTCATTTGCTTAGCAATAAGAATCTTTTGCTCTGCACCCATTGCCCTGGTCATCTTTTCAACATCAGTGAATAGTGCACCAAGTTCAGGTGGGCTTTGGTAGGTCATCAATTCTCGAAGCTCTGTACCCATTGCCTCTAATTGCTTTTGCATCAAGACTCGTTGGAGAGCTCGTTTAGCGAGACTGGAGTCACCAGAGTAAACGGTAGTCTTACTCATTAATTCTTGTTGTTCAAGAATTGCAAGACATTTGAAGTAGTTATCATAGTACGCACCAAGAGCTTCACCAATCTCTGTATAGATGTTGGTTGTCTCCCCACCACGCTTGTTTAAATCAACAACGCGATTCTTTTCTTCAATTAGTTGTTTTTTTGCTTCAGGACTAGCCGGTTTGTCCTTATGTGCTTTATTGAACTGGTCGTCAAGGTCTTTTAATACTCCCTTGACTTCCCCAGCAGCACTCTTAATGTCTTTGTATAGCTGGCAACCTTTTTTGACTGCAGCAACAGCTCCGTTTGCCAAAGCGAACAGTGTAAACGGATCCATTTTAGGTCATGAGCAGTTCCCATGACGAATTCAATTTAGACATTAAGTATCTCCAATTTTTGCTCTTTTAAATATTTTTAAAAGAAGCGGACTTACTTTTTTTCTTGAGGAGTCTCCTCAGCGACTGCAGCTACAGGAGGTGTTTTTTGGTTTATACCCTCAATTTGAGGGCCGGATATTGTGTGAATTTTATCAACCATTCTACTAACCTGGGCATATGGCATATTACCAAGTGATTGTAAGATCAAGTTTACTTCTTCCACATAAAGTTCAAGTATAATTTTCATTTGAGTTTTCTATAAAAATAATTAAATAACACACCTATTATATATGTGCACTCCGAGGTATAAATGTAGTGTATCTACGTACCACGTCTTATTTATGGTGGCATTATAATTATATTACCGTTTTGTTACCACGGCAATCTTGTTGCTGTTGTTGGATTTTACTTTGCGGTAATCTGAAAAGCTAGTGAGGCTTCAATTACTTCCTTGCCTATATTGCCATTTAAATTCTTCAATATTGACTTAACCTAAATTATGATGTATAATCAAAAACTTCGACTTTGATATATTTATATCATTTCAAACGTATATATAATAAGATCGATCTCATTATTAAACTAAACTGGAATTTAAAAATGGAAATAAATGGTGGTATCATTCAAGCAAACGAAACAAATAGTGCAGCCATGGGTGGGACTGAATTAATAGCATATAAAATAGCTGAAATACTTCCAAGGGATCTCCTTGAGTACTTTCAAATTATACACTCACGTGTTCGTGAAGTCGATGATAACAAGATTAAAATATTAGTACTTCATGATTTACCTGGTGATCCAGAATCAGACCATTTGAAGCAAGGCGGATGGAATAAGTTTGACAAGCTAGTATTTGTATCTAACTGGCAGATGCAAGCATACCAGAAGCATTACGGTCTTCCTTGGCATAAGTGTGTTGTTCTTCACAACGCAATCGAACCAATCCCCTATGTTGAAAAACCAAAAGACAAGATCAAGCTGATCTATCACACAACTCCACATCGTGGCCTCAACATCCTGGTCTCCGTATTTGATAACCTATGTAAAGAGTTTGACAACATTGAGCTTGATGTGTACTCCAGCTTCAAGATATACGGATGGGAACAAAGAGATGAACCATATAAAGAGTTGTTTGAGTATTGTAGAGCTCATCCAAAGATCAACTACCATGGCACTGTCCCTAACAGCGAAATTCGAACAGCTCTTCAAAAAGCTCATATATACGCATACCCAAATATCTGGCAAGAGACCTCGTGTATCAGCCTTTTAGAAGCAATGTCAGCTGGTTTGATGTGTGTCCATCCAAACTATGGTGCACTGTACGAAACATCATCAAACTGGACTTGGATGTATCAGTGGCAGGAGAATGCAAAAGACCATGCTAAGATCTTCTATGAGTTGACTTCTAATGCGATCAGGTTGTACAATCATCAAGACACATCAAAGACACTACTAGCACAAAAAGCATATACCGATGCATTCTATGGTTGGCATAATAGAAAGAATCAATGGCAGAACTTACTAATATCAATGTTAGCAGACCACAAACGAATTAATTATAGACCAGAAGGAACATAAAATTATTCTTGTAGACTTCAATCAAGTTTGTATATCTAACTTGATGGCCCAAATTGGAAACCACACAGAGCTAGCTGTGCAGGAGGATCTTGTTCGTCACATGATCCTCAACTCACTTCGTCTATATAAACAAAAGTTTGGCGTTGTCTATGGTCCGATGATTATTGCTTGTGATGATAAGAATTATTGGCGCAAGGCTTTGTTTCCATATTACAAAGCTGGTCGTAAGAAAATGAGAGAAGAGAGTAATATTGATTGGTCTTCTTTGTTTGAGATACTTAATAAGATAAGACAAGAGATCAAAGACAATCTACCTTACATAGTTCTCCATGTGGAGACTGCAGAAGCTGATGACATCATTGCAACACTTGCAATGGAAACAACAGAGGATGTCCTTATTCTTTCTGCAGACAAGGACTTCATTCAGCTTCATAGCTCTAGAGTAATTCAGTTTGACCCTATTCGTAAAAAGAATATTAAAGTAGATAGACCTGATCTCTATTTAAAAGAGCTTGTAATAAGAGGCGATAGTGGAGACGGTGTTCCAAATGCAATGTCACCTGATAATGTATTGGTTGACGGAATCAGACAGAAGAAAATAATGAAGACGAGGTTAGACGAGTGGTTGAAGCTGGATTGGTATCAATTGTTTGAGGTTCCTGAATTCAAGACAGGAATTGTAAGAAACAAGAAGCTGATTGATCTGACAGAGATTCCTGACAACATTACCAATGCTATTCTTGAGCAATATCATAGATCACTTGATAATCCCAAGAAAATAAATATTATAAATTACTTTCAGCAACATAAATTATCTTCGCTGATGGAGAATGTAAATGACTTTTTATAGGAAAAATGATGAAACTAGGTCTAGCTGAGATTTTGAAAAAGACTTCTGAATATGAAAAGAAGCAGGATAAGATAGATTATTTAAACAAATGGGACAGTGCAGCACTCAGAGCATTGCTCAAGTATGCATATGATCCAAAGGTCAAGTTCCTTTTACCCGAAGGAGCACCACCATACAAAGTAAACGATCTTCCGGATCTTCAAAGTGTATTCTATAGCGAGCTTCGTAAGTTGTATTTGTTTATTGAGGGTGGCAATCCCAGTCTCAAGCAAACACGTAGAGAATATTTGTTTGTTCAAATGTTAGAGAACCTAGATAAGGAAGATGCGGAGTTGCTTCTTGCTGTCAAAGATAAGAAGATTCCATACAAAGGAATTACAAAGAAGTTTGTAGAAGATATGTTTCCAGGACTATTAGAGGGATAAATGGGTAAGACGAATAAACAGTTTCGCACACTAGATGAGAAACAACATCATGTGTTTAAAGCAATTAAAAAAGAGAGCTTTGATAGGTCTGTAAGAGACATTGACAGAGCGTTGCAAAATAGGAAGTACGATCACTTCTACGATGAGTTAGATTCAAAATATCAAAAGGGGAACAATAATGCAAGGTAATTGGTTTTGGAATAATAAGGTAATGGATGCAGTTGAAAGAGGTCTTCTCAACCTAACACACTGGATCTGGGCAAAGCGTCACGACTCAACTGAAATTGAACATATTCCTGCTCCTGCTGCTAAGGTAGAGGAAGTTCCAGTTGAAAAGAAACCAGCAGCAAAAAGACCTGCAGTTAAGAAAGCACCCAAAGGCAGTGACTGGTCAGTAAAGTAATATGGCGACCTACACGTTTCGAAATAAAGAAACGAATGATATATTTGATCATTTAATGAAGATGTCTGAATATGATTCGTATATGGAAAGCAATCCAAGCATTGAACGATACTACGAACCTGGTGATGCAATGAATATTGTTTCTGGTGTCGGAGGAATCAAAACCGATAATGGATTCAAAGAAGTGTTATCCAAAGTTGCAGAGGCTCATCCTAATAGTCAGCTAGCTGATAGGACGTTATCGAGGTCTGTAAGAGAACATCAGATTGACAGAGTAGTAAACAAATACAGATCAAATTGAGAAACAAATACTTTGAGCATAAACCACTTCCTCGTCTTGAGATTCCAAGAACAGAGATAGATGGTAAGAGATACTATATCACACCAAACGGTGACAAGTACAGATCCGTCACAACAATCCTCTCTCAGCTATCCAAAGATGGAATCCAGAAATGGAGAAACAAGATTGGTGAGGAAGAAGCTAATAAGATTTCAACCAAAGCATCAAC